AGACACCAGACCAGATGATGCAGATGGCATTGAGGTGCCAGCAAGCTGCAATAGAAATGCTTACACAGGAACGGCGAGAAGCCGCATCCGCTCAATCAGCCTCTCAGCCCGATTCGGGACTTGACGATACCAACGACTGTCTTCCATCTGGTTAGCGGCCTCGTCCCACTCGCCAGCATCAACAGCCGCCTTCATCTTCTTAAACTGAGACAGCCGTGGCAAACCCATATTGAACATCATATTGGCAATGATAAGCTGCGCGTCATCAGGCAAGCTGGTGAAGTTTGGGTACAGCTTCAAGCAATCCATACGCACACGATCAACATCTTTTTCGAAAGCCTCTCGCACCCGATCCACATCAATCGGGGTGCCGAGAGGCTGGCCGTGCTCTGGATCATCTTCTGTAATCAGATGCCCAATGCCGAATGTTGGGTAACCTAGATGATCGTTGTAGATTTCAAACTTACAACCTTCATCGACCTCAAGATCATTGATTAGTTTTTCTACGTTCACTTCTTCATCCCCTTCAAGCCACGGAGACCAAAGCTGGCCGCTATGGATGCGTACATTGCCCACTGGAACCACTGCGGAGTTGACTCTAGCGCAGTGAAGCCACGCTCCACATATGGCTGCAACGGCGGTATGAAACACATCGCAATGATCACTATAAATAATATAGTCCATGCCTCGTCCTTCCAGCTATTTCTGCTGGCTTCGGCCATAACACGTTCCCAACCCGCCTCATGCGTAGCGGCAACGCGCATAACCTCGGCTTCGGCCTCGGCTTTCGCTACCTTTACTTGACTCTTTGCTGCTTTCTCAGCCGCTTTGCCTTTTAGCCACCCACCAGCTAGTTCACCTACAATCGGAATAAGAGCTTGTATCATTTCTTTTCCGATCCTAACCAAACAGCAAAAGCACCAGTCATGGCACCAGATACAACACTAACCATTGCAGATTGCTGAGTCGAGATTTCTTCTAACGACATTCCCCATTCAATGACTCGAATGTACATAAACGTCATTACAAACATCATTGCTCTAGGCAGGATCTTCCACGCCAAGAAGCGTTCCATAGTCACTTCCATCACAGCCTCCCTTGATGGTGCAGTATAAGAGCTATTAATGCGCCTATGACAGCCACACAACAGCCTATAAAAATTCCAATGATAGTCCACTCAACAATCTTTTTACGCTTGGCCATAGCGGCTATCTCAGCCTCCCGCCTAGCTACCCTAGCCTTTGCTTGGAAACGCTGCCAGTCATGCCACAAGCCCGGTCTACCGGCATAGATCATAATTTGTTTGAGTTGTTCTTCTTGCTCTTTGATCTTTTCAAGAGCCATAAACTCTTCCAGATCAGAGCCACCGCCCTTCTTAGCGGCTTTGGCTTGCAGCTTTTCTTTGGCACCAACAAACTCTGCGATGGCACTGCCAGCAGCGGCTATCTCTTTTCCGTTGGATACAGCTTGCTTGATAACTGCAAAGGCGGCATTGGCTGCGGCGAGTTCAGCAAGCATCAGTATGTCCTCACATCTTTATCTACCAGCTTTGGCAGACAATAAGCAGTGATGTTGTTGCCTTGTTTGTGCAGCCGTTGTGCAAAGTACACGCAGTCATCAACACTGCGGAAATACATATCATTGCTAGTGAGCCGCTTATCCTCACCAACACCTACATACACAAACAGCAAGAACACATGGATCATCCATTCAGTATGATTCCCACCAGTAACAGAATTGTGGTGCCAGCAGTGCCAATCATGATGTGTTCGATGCGCTTGATACGCAGGATGGTTTCCTTCCAGCGTTCAGCGCAGACCGCCTCATGGGTGTCGAGTTCAGCTTTGACAGATGTGACGGTGGGCTTGCTCATCAGTCGGCGTCAGCGATTGTCAAATCGCCTGCCTCAACGGCCTTCATGATGGCGTCGTAGTGGCGGTTGCCAACTTGTATTGGCACAGAACAAGTATTGCCATCTATTACGCACTCTAAGGTGTGGTTTTCACCATTAGTGGCTAAGTATTTGACGGACGTGATATTCATTTCATTCATGCTTACAACTCCGCATCTGCTTCATAATGAAACCAAAAGAAATCACCCAAAGTGGCGTTTCTGTTTGCGTATATAGAAGCCCCATTTTCTCCCGGGGTTTCAACTGTTGCAGCTTGGTCTCCGCTGTTATTTACTCTTACATTTCCGGTTGCGCCAGTGGTTGAGCGAACTGTGAACGTAGGGTTTTGCCTCATTGCTGTAGGAAAATGAACCCCAAACCTATGAAAAGTATTTGCTGCGGCACCCACAGAAAAATTCAACTTTCCTGTGTTGGTAGATGAGCCGGGAGTATTATCGTGATTATAACTTTTCTGATAAAATCTCTGACATTTAGCCAAAGTCTCTCCATAGCTTTCTGAGTGATCGAAATCCGTTGCTGTAGAGCCAACCTCAAGCTGCACGCCGGTCAGATACCACGTTGCGTTGAGCGTACCTAAAACGCCTGTTGTTGCGCCTGTTGCAGAGTTTTTATCACCCGCTGCCCAAGCCCCTGCCGTGCCGCTGTAGGTTGAACCTACGCCCAAGCCCCACACAACCTGAAGGCTACGGCCTGTTCCTGTGGCCCACGTTCCAGTTTGGTCGCCGGGGATGGTGATTATCTTGCGTTCCCAAGTGTCGGCACTGCTAATTGTGTAAGTGAAGGGATAGTTTCTATTGTCTGAGCCGTTACCGATTGCGCCGCCGTGTGTGCCGGTGATTGAGCTTCTGACATAGAATGAAAGCGTCACTGTCTTTGCGGCAGAGGTTCCCCAGTTAAGGTGAGAAACAGTGTTGCCTTCGCATCGTGTAAAGACAATCAGCCTCTGACCCGCTGCTATGGATGCGTCAGCCGTTGTTGTCTGTACCTTCAGTGCGTGGGTGAAATCTGTTGGCACTACAGATGTCTCTTGGCTGACCGTGAAAGCACCATCTGAGCTATGAAAATGAGCAAACCTGTCGAGACTGTAATTTACAGCCGCACCAAAGCCAGTAAACGAGGTGCCGCGAGCACTTATTTTCATCCCACCGTTGATGACGAGGTTTCTGCCTGTCAGGCCGCCAGCATCAGCCGAACCGGCCAAGTCTGCGAATTCTCTTGCTCTGCTCATGCCGCTATCCCCTTACACGCTCTGTGCGTCTGCAAAGGTTTCGTAAGCAGACTTGATTGCGCTAGTCCACACGGCGTTGCACACCGCCTGTACAGATGCGTCTTCACCGCTGATGTCGGTGTCGCCCCACGTGTCGCCGGACTTGGTGCGGCATTGCAGGACATGCCGGTGATAGGTGCGGCTAATCTCGTCGCCGTCATCTTTCACGATGGTTGCCACACGAACCTGTACGGCTTTGTACGGCCCACGCACCTCGCAGTCGTATTCAAACTCTTTTGTCAGTGCCATTGTTTACTCCTGTATTTACCGTCGCTTGGCTGCGACCTGTCCAACCCCTACCGTCTGGTGGGGTTATGCTGCCCGATACGAAACCTGAAAAATTGCATTATTTCCGCCGGTGGTCACCATATCGGCCCCAGTAATTTGGTTGGTTGAAGCATCCCACATTCTTATCACACTTCCGCTGTTAGTAACGTAAGCGGCTCGTGGCTGGTCATTCCAAGACCAAGTTGCGTTTACAGCATTAAACCAACCGTATGAATTGCCAGAAGGGTCAGCCGTATATGGCAATCCTGTTATTTCTAGAGTACCGCTTGGCGAACTTGCTGAACTACTAGTTACTCTGCACCAGATTGTTACCATGTCGCCAACCTTCACATATCTACCTGCTGTATCACCCCCCATAGTAGCCGACCCACTGCTTAGTGAAAAAGCTGGAGTCCAAGAACCATGCTCATAGTCATTTAGCGCATTTGCCGCTGTGTAAGATGTTCCGCCAAATACAACGCTGCCGCTAGTGCCAAGAGCCATATGAACACCAGCATTGTTTGCGTTCATAATATTGGCACGAAGCGTTCCGTTACTTGAACCAGAATAGAACTGCAACATACCACCCAGATTGCCAGAGTTCGTATCATTGATACCAAAACCAGCGGTTGAAGCAGAACTAAAATTCACCTTCATCGTTGTATCGGGTGAGGCATTGTTCACGCCCACACGGTCGCTAGACGCAACGACCTTGAGCGTGTCGGTGTCAACGGTCAGGTCGCCGGTAATCGCTACATTCGCAGAGAATGTACCGCCAGCAGACGCAGATACCATGTCAGCCGTGGTGAATGACTTGAACGCATAGATGTTCACGATGTCATTGAGAGCCGCACCAGAAGCCAGCACAACGCTGGTGCCGTTGGTAGCTGTAAAGTCGGATGGGTCAAGAACGATACCGTTCATCACCACCTGGAGATTGTCCGCCGTGTAAGACAGTGAGGCGGCATTGTCGTCTGCACCGCTGAAGGTGGTCTGCCCTGCCGTCGCCGTGTACTCGTACAGGATCAGGCTGACGCCACCGGCAGACGTTGCAGCAATCCAGTTGGCACCGTCATACACCCGCATCTCGTTGGCGGTGCTATTAAAGTAGAGGTCGCCCTGGGTCAGAGGGTCACCGTCGTTGTCAACAGTCGGGTCGCTTGTCTTGCTGCCGAGATAGGTGTCATCAAAGTTGTCAAACGCAGACGCAGCAGATGCAGCACTAGCCGCCGCAGAAACTTGAGATGCCGCCGCAGCAGTAGCAGATGTCGCGGCATTGGTGGCACTGGTCGATGCTTCAGATGCCTTGGTCGTCGCCGTAGTCGCGCTTGTCGCAGCATTA